TAATAGGACCAATCTCTGCCGCCAATTTGTTTTCTTCTGCCATCAAAGGCAGTTTTTGTTCTGATAATTTCTTTAGTTCTGCTTGTGTTGCACGAATATCTCGGTCAACTCTTGGAGAAATTTTTTCAGGATCAGATGCTTGCTTCAAAAGATAATTTAGTCTTTCACGAGCAATCTTCTCTTGTGCTTCGACTGTTCGTAATTGAACCGTATTGGCACCAAGAGTTACATTTGATTCTAAATGAGCCTTTGAAAGGTAACCAAAAATACCCATCGATGTAATAATCATTAACAACACAACAGCTGTCAGAAAATAATATTTCATTATTCTCTTTGTTGTTGTCCAATTATTATACACCCAAGATACTGTAACAAGTTTAGCAATTTCTAATACTGCACCCATCACTATGATAGGCCAGAAAGAACCAGGAAAAATCTGTGCTAAACCAATGACAGAATAAAATGCAGCAATGGCAGAAAGTGCCAATGCAGTTAATAATGGAAGAATAACCTGTGTCATCCGAAAAAGTCCTCGATTGAATTTTGTTTCTCTGTTTTCCAACCCATGCAATCTAACACAACACGAATTGGTTCTAAGAAGGCTTTGTCAAACTGCATATCATAATCAATAAACTCTTGTAAATTCAATTCTTTTGGCAATCGTTGTGGAAAACTAATCACCGTATCTTTAATTGTATTTGGCATTTTAAGATACGCAAACTTCAACTTCTCACCTTCTTGTATTAAAGGATACTTATTCTCTAGGCCAAGACGCTTCAAATGAAAGTTATAGAGAATGGCACCTTTGACATGAATTGGTGTGCCTTTCTTATACAATGTAGCAGAATCAGAATACTGTGCGATGCCATTACAACCTCTTGGCGATGAAATATCTTCTGGTGGCAACTTATTGAATTCATCACGGAAATTAGAAATAAACTCATGCACATCTTCTTCTGTACCCATCATCATTAGATTTAAAACTTTCTTCATCTTCTCACGGATAACAGAAGGTGTAGATGACTTGACCATTTCTAAACCCATGACTTTGAGTTTAGGTTCTTTATAAGCAACACCTTCGTTATTATACACATTAAGTGCGTAACGCTTCTTCGCAGTCCATAAACCTTTATCTGCCAAAGCTTCACGCTTCATAATCATTTTTTGGGAATGTGCGTGGACATATTCAGCAAGCTCTTGATAACTTTCGTCAATGAACGGTTGTATTTTATCTTCACAGACCTTGTCCATGAAGGTGATGATTGCATTAGTGTCCGTCTTGTCTTTATACACTTTATCAACGAGTTCACCAAGACGGAGATAAATGCTGTCTGTATCTGAGGCGATAACATAATCTTTCTCTGTTTTCAATAGTTTGTTCATAAAGAGATTGAGCTTCTTCTCAATCCACCGAATACTTAATTGGCCTGCTTGTGTAACTGCCAATGCTTGGCGCAAATCATAGAAACGAAAATACTGTGAGCCAAGAGCACCGTAAGCGGAGTTTAGTGAAACCTTTTTCGCAAGTTGTAGATTATTATATCTAGCAATAAGATTTTCTAGTTCATGTTTCTTTTTAGGATCATTTTCAACTTGATAATCTTGTTGTGCCTTAATCATTAACTTCTTAAACTTCTTACGATCCTCATACATTTCTTCCATCATCTTAGGCAGAAAGCCTTGTTTTCTTGTAGTGAAGTATTGTCCGTTTGGTGTTAATGTAACACCATCTAGTTTGCTTGTATCAACTTTCATATCAAGCATTTTGTCAACACTTACACCATCAGAAATAATACGCCGCATTTCTAATGTGTATTCGTGCGGTTCAATGATGGTTTCTGGTGAAATGTTATACTGAATCAACAAGTGTGGGTACAGCGAGTTCAAGTCAAACGATGCAACCCAATCATGCTTACCAACTTGTGGTTCTTTTACATATGCGCCTTCAAATGCTGATTCTTTTTCTTTGCGTTCTTTTGGCGGAACAATAATCTTTCGTTCCATCAGATAACAATTGATTAGAGAATCCCACATTCTTGTTTGTGCGAATACATCTTCAAAGTTTGTTTTTGTGTCATAAGCCAAAGTAACAGCCAACTCAATTAACTTTAACTTATTTTCCAAATCTACAATAAGTTCCACATCTTTAATGTTATACTCAATAAACTTTTGATAGTTGAGTTTATAGAGTTGGTGTAAATTATCGTATTCAGAATAATCTAATTTGTTTGTGCCAAGTTCTACTGAGGTAATGTGATCCAGTTTATAGGACTCTTGGGACTTACCTGCAGGAGCATACCAGCGGTATAGCTCAATATAATCAAGACAAGAAACGCCGAGTATCTCATATGTTATTTGTTTTTTACCTTTAATAATCTTTTCACGCTCAACGACACCATTCCACGGTGAGAGTTTCTTGGTCAAATCTGGTCCAAGAATTTTCTGCATGCGATTGTGTAGATACGGAATATCAAAGAACTTAATATTCCAACCAGACATAATATCTGGTGTATTTGCCTCCCAATCCATCAGGAAGGTTTTAAGTAGGGTATATTCGTCTTGGCACTTGATATAGTCAACATCATCACGGGTATTGTCAAAATCCCCGCATCCGTAAACGCTTAACCTTTTATTTAGTCTTTTGACAGCTACGGCGGTCACCGGTTCGCTGGCGGTTGCTGGGTCGGGAAAGCCGTTTTCTGACCCCACCTCAATATCGATGATAGCTATGTCGAGGTCTTTGATGCTCCAATCTATGATGCCTTTTTGAAAGTCAGCGATATAGGCATACTCGAGCCTGGTGTTACCAAACATCTTAAAGTTTTGAACTTCTTCGTACCGCTTGATGAACTCTTTAGCCTCCCGGATCGAGCCAAACGATTTGGGCTCTAGCACATCGCCTTGCAGCGAGCGCCATTCGGTATTCTTGTTCGTAGGAAAATACAAAGTCGGAGAGTATTCAATCTTCTGCTTTACTCTCCGACCATTGTTGATGCCTCGGTACATGATATAGTTACCAAAGCACAGAACATGTGTGTAATATTTACTCATTCATACATTATATCAGATTTTTGGGATAGATGAGGCAATCGTAATACCACTTCCAAACATTTTATTATATTGATTCTGTAACTCACGGCTTGGTGTGGTTAAGCACAATACATCTTCCATAGACACCTTGATGCCTGTGTTAAATTCTTCAGCATACTCCAAAAATGGAGCAAATGCCATCATTGGACCTTCTTTTGTTTGTTGAATAATAATTTGGACTGGTTCTTTGAGTGATATTTCTTTCTCGCCGGTACAATCTATATCAGCTAAAATAGTTTGATTTGTTTTGAAGGTAATAAGTTTGATTGTCATACTCTCACCTGTGTTTCTGCTGATAATACACCGATGGTAATCCATCGTTTGGGAAATAACATTTCACGACCTTGGAAATCCCTCATGTCATAAGTTGGATCTTGCATCCAACCAATGACCTCTACTTGGTCATCAAATTCACGGAGAACCATATCATACTTTTCTGCTCGGGGCATTTTGTTTTCAATGGCAACTTTTTTAGCAATTTCACGCAGATTCATTTTGTTTCCTTAAAGTCATAAAAAAAGTCATTGTTGTTTCGTGCAGAGTGTTTACTGTATTGCTCTACTGAATACAACTTTGTTGCTATTTTAAAATCTGGCATTTTAAATTCAGGTACTGTCAGAGAAGAATCAAAGAACAATGTTTTATTATTTGGTTGTGCGGCGAACTGACCGTTGTCCATCTTAATAAAATTATAACTCTTATGTTCTTCTACTGTTTCAGAAAATCCTGTATTTAAATAACCAGGGTCGTTTTGGCAAAAGTCAACTGTAAACATATATTGACCAAACTGCCACTTTCTATCTTTGTCTAAGAATTTACACTTCAATAACCGAAGATTATCTTTTTCAATGATAGTAACATTATAACTCAAACAGTCCCAAATTTCAAGATAATCTAAAGGTAAAGTTGCGTTTTTGAGGTCTGTTTGCCTTGATACAAAGGCATGGAGTGGAAGTTTATCGTATAGGGCACCGTAGTTTGGTAACAGCACCTCTATACGAAAGGCTTGATTCTTAATACACTTCAATGTCATCCATATACAAGGTTCATATTCGCCATGACCTTTTTCAAAGTCATAGAGAAACTCCTTCTTTACGAAGCATTGTATTGGTGGCAAATTGTGAACAAGGAAAGCCATATTTTATTTATTTTCTGCTTGATAAGCTTCTAAAGTTCTTTTAAATTTACCTGCATGTGAGCGTTCAGCTTTAGCAAGTGTTTCAAACCAATCCGCAATTTCGTCAAACCCTTCATCACGAGCAGTTTTAGCCATACCAGGATACATATCAGTATATTCGTGCGTTTCACCTTCGATAGCAGACTTCAATGCTTCTTCAACAGAATGTACCTGCTCTCCTGTTGCTGGATCACCAGCGCCACCTTTAAGTAAATATTCCATATGACCATGAGCATGGCCAGTTTCACCTTCTGCTGTATTACGAAATACATTCGCAACTTCTGGTGCACCTTCTACATCGGCCATGTTTGCGAAATACAAATAACGGCGATTTGCCATTGATTCACCAGCAAATGCTTCTTTCAAACACTCAGCGGTTTTTGTTCCTGCGAGTTTCATTCTCATTCTCCTTTGTTAAGTTTTTAATAACTACTGATTTACCTACTACTTCATAATGCAATTCATCACCAACATTCCAATCTAATTCTTTAACAAGTTCATCTGATAATTCTAAAATTGCATCACCAAAACAATCAATCGCTAATACTTTAGATTCATATATCTTTGACATTATTAACTCCTATATTACATTTTTGAAGAAAATTAATACCAGATTCATCACGATAGTGTTTACCAAACCAAATGTTTTTAATACCGGCTTGATGTATGAGTTTAGCACATTCTAAACATGGCGCATGAGTAATAAACATATCTGCGCCATCAGTCGAGTTTGTTGACCTAGCTACTTTAGCAATCGCATTTGTTTCAGCGTGTAATACCTCAGGTCGTGTTTTTAATATTTGGCCACCATCTTCATGTTGTTCTATTACTTCTTCACAATTATTGTCCCAACCACTTGGCATTCCATTATAACCAATACCAATAATTGTGTTATCTTTTACGATGACACAACCAACCTGTAGTCTTTTCGCTGATGAAAGTTCCGCATATGCTTTTGCGGATTTCATATGTGCGTTTATGAATTTAGTTTTCATTGTAATACGACCAAAGGAACTTGTATTCGTTTAAGTGAATTAGCATAGACAAAGAATGGCATAAACCTTTCACCTAAAAAACCTGGGTATCTCCAAGGTAATGGCTCAGATGTTGTTTGTTGAGTGGGATAAACATCACTACAATTTTTCCATACATAATCCAATATTGAAAACAATTCACTCGCATAACGCATAAACAAATCACGCCGCATAATGTAAGTCGTTTCAAAGTTAATTAGGTTGTTATGTGTGAACCATGTCATATGCTGACGATATTGTGGATATAAATGAACTATAGCATCTTTAAATAAATTCCAATATTCTGCTGGTTCATACATTAGATATTGTTGTTCTACAGAGTATGGTAATGCTATAGAATGATTCGTCAAAACTTCTGCCGTCTGAAGGTATTCTAATGTTAAATCTCTTTGCTCGTCTGTACCAAATTTATTAGCATTTTCTTGTGTAGCAGGAAGTTCTATCTTTGCTACATTTTTTTCAGCATTACGGTCTAACAACAAATATCGGCGATAAGTGGTACAACCAATATAATCATGGTTGATACAATTTTTCCACATCCAATATTCTGTCGCCTGTTGGCCTAACGCTCTCAGAAAAGCATCTTCATCTACGCTCGAATAAATGTGCCTAAGATTATGCACCGTGTCTGTACCTTGATTCACATTCGTATATGGTTTACTACTGTCTGGAGATTGCCAAGCAAAAGGTTGTTTTCCGCCAGCATAAGTTGGAATAATCCACTTAGAATTCCAGTTGAATGGAAAATCCTTATGAAAATGAGAATACAAAGCTAAGGACATTATTCTTCCTTAGGTGCGTTCTTACTTTTCTTTTCTGGTTTAACTTGAATTGAAGCTGCTATTTGAGCTTCAATCATTGATTTTTTAAATTCACTTGGACTAACACAGTATTTACCTGCCATCATCCGTTTGGTTGATTTACTCAACCTAAATGTTCTATCACGCCTTATCAT